CCAGCCGTGGACGGCCACAGACGTACGGCCCTGCCCTCCCAGCTGGCGTAGACGATGGTGGACGTGTGCAAGTACTCAGCCATGGCCTGTCGGGATAACCCGAGCCGTTCGCGTAGCTCCTTGAGTCGGCCATCTGCTACTACGGTCCGGCCAAGCTCAACGTCGTCGTCATCCTCGCGCACGGTGGTCTCCCTGAAGCGGGTGTCGGTGATCACCGGAGCCTACCCCTCCCTACGTCCAATGTCATGGATCGTACGAGGAGGGTCCGACAAAAAACAGCACCCTGGGCCCCACACCCAGGGTGCTGCTGCCTACCACGACATCGTGCGTCGAGGCCAGACGTCTAGATCTTCCCAGTTGTCCAGCTTGCGAGCATCACTCAACAGTTGTCTAATCTTGTGTCGCCACCAGCGGCGCTCCCGAAAGCGATAGTGACTACCGCCACACCAGGAGCAGCCGCAGAGGTTCTGTGGACCTCGGTAGCCGCGCCGACAATAACTCAGACCCCATGTACTGGCCTCACCAGGAATGAGGTCACAGATGCCGTCTCGGTGATCGTGGATTTCCTTGAATCGTTGTGGCTCATCAACTTCGAGCACATACAAGGGACGATGCGCGTCGGTGCGCGCCATGACTGCCTCTCCGGAGCGGGTCCCTCCCGCTACCTCTGCGTCATGACGCCACCTCCCAGGGCCACTGTGCCCGCTGTCCGGCCTCCACCAACGGAATCATGGCGAAGGTCCGATCGGTCAACCCACCCAGCTCATGTCGGGTGGACGATGTCTCCATCATGGCTGGGGCGTACCCCAGCATGTTGAAGGCGTAGATGGGTACGTTGGCCGGGATCTGAGAACTGACGACATCTCGGCTGACCCAAACCGGCTGGGTGCCGAACGTCTGACCATCAGTCACGATGACTACCCGATCCTGGCCAGTCCACGTTGCCCGCAACGCTTCCGCTGTCCGGGTACCGTGGCCAACCTCGCCGACCCGGGCAACGAATCGCTCCGTCTCCCGGAGTACCCCGGCACCCTTACGTACCGGGTGCGGGAACACGCCATCGGCGTAGCCGTACAGGTTCACGTTCTCCCCCTTGGCGGCCAGGGCCACCCCGAACAGGGCGCCGGCCATCATGGGCGTGATCTTCGACTTCCTGCTCAGGCCCATGCTGGACATTGAGGACGAGGTGTCCACCAGGACCAGCGTCGAGCCCGGCAGGGCCGGGATGTTGGCCGTGGCGTACTGCATAGCCGTCTCCAGTGGCTGCGCCCAGGCGGCGTTGGTCGCCTCCAGGTACGCCGACAGGAACCGGTATGGCAGCTGCCGGGAGTTGTGCACAGCGGTCTGCTGAGACAGGGTAAGGGCCACTTCCCGGACCATCTCGTCCGAGATACCGGCCTCCTGGAAGTTGCGCAGGTTCCGCAACAGAGCCATGTACCCCATGTTCGGGATGATGGCCTCCCAGGCAGCCTTATCCATGGGACCAGAGGAAGACAGTGCCTCCCACGTTATTCCAGCCTCGGCCAAAGCCTCACCGACGTTGAAGGAGGCAAAGATGGACTTGCGGCTTTCTGGACCTTGGAGATCCCTAAGCATCGCGTTCCGGTACCGGAGCATTGTCAGTTCTGCCGGGACCTCGGTGGGGCGGTGCCGACTGTCCAAGATGTACTTGAACAGTGCGCCCTGTTCCTGGCGCCATTCGCCGACTCGAGGGTGCGTCAACTCGATCACGTCGGCCATCCGTACCGAGCTTCGGTCCGAATCCCACTTGATGAAGTTGCGCTCCGTGTACAGCCGCTTGGCCACATCAGCAACACCACGACGGATAGGGCCAGGGATCTTGCGGCCGTACGTCTGGAGGTAGTAGCTCAGGGCCTCTGCCGGCTCGTCGGCACGGAGCAGAGTCGCACCGATAATCCGGCGGGCCGGGCCCATCTGCTCGCCCGGCTGGTCACGACGTGATAGCGCACGCGCCGCCTCAACAGCACCAACGACAGCTGCTGTGCGAATGTTGGCGTCTCGCCGCAACCAGGGCAGAAACTGACCCAGCCACTGCGGGTCCTCGGCGGCAACACGATGGACCAGCTCGATGAATCGCTGGTTTCGGTCGCCGGCCTTCTCATAGAACGTGTCCTCCCCGTAGAAGTTCGTCACTGCCAATAGAAACAAGTCTGACTTGGCATCACGAGACCAGGCCGCTGCGCCCTCAAACGTCTTCGTGTCCTGCCTAGTCGTCGTCACCGGGGACAGTGCTGACGGCTTCGCCGTCTTCGCCCCCTTCGTGTTCAATCGTGCCATTTGCCTTCTCCTTTTCATGGAACTGGAGTGCGAGTTCATACACCGGTGGCAGATCCCAGCCAAGGCCCCTGAGTCGGGCCAGGGTGGCGTAGACGGCACCGCTGCCTCGCCCCGAATAGGCCGTCACCTTCTGGATCTGGTCGATCGCTTCCCGGTAACCTTTATCGATCACCAGGAACGGCAACAGGTTGTCCAGTACTACGACCAGGCCGGCGCCCGTGATGGTCCACCGGGAGATCTCCGCTACCCATTCTCTGTCAGCGACATGAACATGAGCCTCGGGACAGTGCTCGCTACAGCCTCGACGGATGAAATTCGACAGGGTCTTGGCGTTCTTCCACTCCGGCTTTGTTCCGGTAAGCAGACCAAGCTGCCGCACGATCGCAGCATCCTTGCTGTCAACGGTGAGGACGGCCTGAATGGTGTTCCGTTGCTGGTTTGTCTTGTAATGGATCCTTCCCTTGAGGTCGATGATCCCGGCCATCCAGCCGAGGCTGGTCATTGATATGGTCATCATTTCTCCTTGGATATAGAAAAGGGGCCGGATCCCTCATAGGCGGTAGGATCCGGCCCCTTTATATGTAGGTCGTTTCAGCCACAGGAGACCTACAACCCTGTTCTCCACTGGAGATCTCACTTCCAGCCCAGCTGCTGGTGGTACCAGGCAACAAAGTCGACGCAGGTGACATGAGTGGCGTGCTGCTTACACAACCCCCCTATGAGCTTGGTAGCAGGGGGCGGAGGATTTGATACCTCCACTTCCACCTTGGAAGTAACCCGTGTCTTCGGATCTGGTACCCAAGTTGGGTGGCCCCCGGCTGGAGTTTAACCAGCGTCTCTCGGCTTTAGGCGGAGTGTCTTCACGTTGGACGACAGGGACCACGTTAAAAGTTGCCAGGCAACAAGGTGTCTCAGGTATGCCCGCACGCCATGCGGGCCCGGCCAAGAGCGGCCGGGGGTGGAATCGAACCATCGAAGTAACCCGAAACGATCGGATCTGGCAACTACGTATTCACTTATCAAGGTAAAGCAGCCAGGCAACAAGGCGACTCAGGTTTCTATGTTCTCTTGAAATGAGGGAAGTAACCCGGATCTTCGGATCTGGCTGCGTTGGTCCTGCATGGAGCCGAGACCAACCATACCCGCACCCAGGGGTGGGTTGTCAACCCCGAATACTGTTCGCCGTGAGCGAACAGACGTACTATCTCCAACATGGGCAAGTCCCTCAAAGAGCGCGTAGCCGCCTTACCGGCACAAGACCGGGACGAGTGGATTGCCAACCTGCCCGAAGAACTGCTCCCCGAGATCCTGCGCAACGAGTGGTGGTGGACCGCTCGCCCGGAGCAGGTCCCACCCGATGGTGACTGGCTCGTCTGCCTGGCTCTAGCTGGTCGTGGCTTCGGCAAGTCCCGAGCTTCCTCCGAATGGATCACCGAGCGGGTACTCCAGCACCCGTTCGACCGGCACGGCGTACCCACCGAATGGCTGGTGGTGGCGGACACCTTGGCCGATGCCCGGACGATCAACGCCGAAGGTCCTAGCGGCATCCTCAACGTGCTGACCCGGCGCAAGATCGACCACCGGTACAAGCAGAGCCCCCGGCCCATGGTCCTGTTCCCGGACGGGGCAAAGATCTACCTGGAGGGGGCCGACGACCCCGACACGGGGCGTGGATACAACGCAGCCGGCGTCGTCTGTGACGAGATGGCCAAGTGGGTCAAACCCTACGAAACGTGGTACGAGGGTCTCCTGCCATCCCTGCGGGCTGACCTAGTAGACGATCATCCCCGGGCCTTCGTTACCACCACCCCGAAGCCGATCAAGTTACTGGCCGAGTGGCTGTCCCGCAGCGACGAGACGATCCATGTCATTACCGGGTCCACCTTTGACAACGCCTCCAACCTGTCCTCGCACGCCCTGCGAGAGCTGAAGCTGCGTTACGCCGGTACTGCCCTCGGTGAACAGGAGCTGTACGGCCGGCTCCTGGAGCTGACTAGCGGCGGCCTATTCAAGCGCCTGGACATTGCCAACAACCGGGTGACGGTACCCCCTGACGATCTGGTGTCGATTGTGGTGGGGGCCGACCCGAACCTCACCGGTGAGGATGCCATGTTCGGCATCGTGGTCGTGGGTCGGGACGTGAAGAATGAGTTGTTCGTCCTGGCCGATTGCTCAGTGGAATACTCGGGGCGCCAGGCTGTCCTTGCCGCCTGGCGTGCGGTGTCTTTATACGCTGCCGATGTCCTCGTGTATGAGGAAAACCTGGGTAAGCGGTACCTGGAGGAGGTCCTTCGGGATGCTTACCAGGAATCCATTGAACTTGGCCTGTTCCCGAAACACACCTCGCCACCCATGCAACGAGTACACGCCAAGCATGGAAAGAAGACCAGAGCTGAACCGGTAGCCATGCGTAACGAACAGGGCAAGCTGCACATGGTGGGGACCTGGCCACAGCTCGAAGACGAAATGGTCCTCTTCGATCCTGAGTCCACCCGGGAGTCCCCCGACCGCATGGATGCCATGGTCCATGCGTCCATCAAGCTCATGAGTGGGGAACGTCGACGTTTGGGTGCCGCCGACCTGAGCAAGTACGACGGTTTTAGGATCGATCAGTCTATGTACGACTTGGGTCGACTATTGTAAGGAAGTCGACTGGAAGGAGGCGTACCCCAATTGGCCAGTATCGACCTTGGGGACCTCGTCCTTGACTTTGGTTTCCGGGTCAAGTGTTGCCAACGCTTAAAGATCGTGTGGCATCTGGGTTCTGTTACCGACACAGACCCGTCTGACCGTGTCATCAAACCCCCTCCCTATACCCCCTGGACTGGAAGGATTGATCTCGTCATGGATCTTGCAGCCGACATGAAGGTTGCGCTTCTCGCGCCCACCTTCACTGATGAGGTTGGCAACCCTGTTTCAACCCCGGCCGGTGCCACCTTTACTTACACGGTGGACGACCCGACCATCATCTCCCTCACGGACAATGGCGATGGCACCGGTGAAGCTGCCGCCATGGGTACGCTGGGTACAGCTAACCTTCACCTTGATGCCGCATTCAATGGCTCTACCGCAACCGGCGACCTTCAGATCGTGGTTGTGGCCGGTCTCGCTGAGCGGGTGGCCATCAATGTTGGTCCTCCGGAGGAAGTCACCCCGGACGTCTAGCCAATGACGAAAACGGAGCCTTGGGTTATCGACCCAGGGCTCTGTTTTTGCTTGTATCTACCCCTTGTGTTCTGGACACCCGTACAGTATGTACATGCTGGTCATTTCGCTGATCGTGGCAGCGTTAGCTGTTGCCAGGGTGACGCGATTTCTCATCGAGGACCGGCTGTCGGTGAAGTGGCGGCAATGGGTCGTCAAACGATGGGGAGCCGATTCCCTCCCCTCCTACTTTGTTCACTGTCCCTGGTGTATGGGGATGTGGATGTCCCTGCTTGCTGTGCCCGCCGTTCTGTACCCCTACCAATGGGTCGTGGCCATCTACGCCGTGCCCGCCATCTCGATGGTTACTGGTCTCTTGCTGGACCGGAAGGAGTAGCCCATGCGCCTGGGCAGGCAGAAGGCCCTCTTAGTCGCCGCACCTGCCCATGAGTCCCCACCACGAAGCCTCGTCGCCTCGGCTGCCCGGATCACCAATCTGGAAGGGCGTGGATGGAGAAGCTACCGGTTTGGTGACGACTCGTGGCAACAGGAGGCGTGGCGACTCTACGACATCATTGGGGAACTCCGGTTCGTGGCGAACTGGATCGGGGCCGCCTGTTCCCGGGTGCGTATCTATGTCGCCGAGGTCGATGACAACGGACGGGTTCAGCAGGAGACCAAGAGCAAGAAGGTGGCCGGGCTCGCGGACACCCTGTTCGGGGATGCTGCCCACAAGGCCGAGGCGCTACGACTGCTGGGCATTGATCTGACGATTGCCGGTGACGCCTACATCATCGGACGTAGCACAAAGCAGCTCGATTCTGATGAGTGGTTTGTCCTCAGCTGTTCTGAACTAAAAAAGTACGCCCGTAGTGGCGTCATCGAAATGACGAACTACGAAGGGGAGCCAGAAAAACTGGACCCCGAACAGGACATCATCATCCGGGTCTGGACCCCACACCCTCGCCGAACTCTCTGGGCCGACTCCCCTACTCGAGCCGCGATGCCGATGCTGTGGGAAATCGAACGGCTCACCAAGTACGTGTTCGCTCAGATCGATTCCAGGCTCGTCTCGGCCGGACTGCTTCCGATCCCGAAGGAAACCAGCTTCCCGGACGACGATGTAGAGATCCCGGGCGCTGAAGGTCTGACCAATCTTCTGCTGAAGACCGGCACCATGGGTCTGAAAGGTGAAGGTACGGCAGCCGGGGTCATGCCCACCGTGGTGGAGATGCCCATGGAGGCCCTGGGCAAGATCGAACTGATCTCCTTCGCCAGCGAGCTGTCCAAGCAGGCCATGGACCTGCGTGCGGAAGCACTGCGCCGGTTCGCCTTGGCCATGGACATTGAGCCGTCCATCCTGACCGGGGTCGGCGAGGCCAATCACTGGGGCGCCTGGCAGATCATGGAAGGCCAGATCAAGGTACATATCGAGCCGCTCATGACTCGAATCTGTGATGCCTTGACCACTGGTTATCTCATCCCAGCCCTGAAGCGCATCGGACAAGACCCCGAAAAGTACATCTACTGGTACGACACGGCCCCGCTGACCGTACGTCCAGAACGGCTCAAAGAGACTCGGGAACTATACGATCAGGGTCTGGTCAGCAAGGCCGAGGTGCTGCTCCAAGGTGACTACAACATCAGTGCAGCCCCCAGCGTCGAGGAAGATCTTCAAAAGTTCACCCGCGAACTGATGCTCCGGGACCCGAACCTGTTCCAAATCCCGGCAGTACGGAAAGTGGCGGGTTATACCGACGACGTACTTCCCCCCGAGACCGTCGTCACGCCACAGACCCAGCCGGGTATGCCGGGGGCGGGCCCGCCCCCGCCCCCGGCACCACCCACCGGGATCTCCCCCACGGCTGGCGGGCCCATCCCCCAGATCACCGAAGCACAGAACGCCCCCGGCGGTCCCCCACCGGTACCCGCTGGGGTGACCGCAGCTGCTTCTGTGCCGGCCTGGGCCAATGTACTCGTCATGGCCAACGCCACCGTACTACGGGCCCTGGAGGTGGCTGGGAAGAGGTTGGCCGGCAACATCAACCGACACCAGTTCTCCGTGCCCACTTATGAGCTGCATACCAAGATCTCGGTACAGGGCAAGGACAAGGCCGAGAAACTTCTCGACGGGGCCTGGGACCATCTGCACGTCCTGGCCTCCCATGTGGACCCCGGGCTGGATGCCGTGGCCCTGGAGACGGCCCTGAACCACTACTGCATCACGTTGTTGGTCCGGGAGAAGCCGCACCAGGTCACGCTGCTGGGTGAATACCTGAAGCAAGCAGGCTTCATCGATGAGTCGTGATGATGATGAGCGGGAGCTGGACGGTGTCGTGGCCGGGGCCTTGCGCCGGTGGCTGGCCCGTGTCCGGGGGGTGGTGATGGCACCGTGGAATCGTTTCAAGCTACAGCCGGATCCGACAGCGATCTACAGCACACAGAGCCAATGGAACGACGAGGTCGAGACGATCCTGACAACCATTGGTCGTATTGGCATGAATGCCTGGAGCCAGGCCACCGATGTGCCACCTGTGAGTAGGCACGCTTTTGTTGTCTCACAACTAGCGGAGACGCAGAACTTTTTGGTTCGTATCCCCGATGAGGTCTACAACACGATCTTTGGCGAGATTACCGACGGAGTAAATGCGGGTGAGTCCAAGGAGCAGATTGCGGAACGAGTGGACCGTGTCCTTTCCTTCACGGGATCGGAACGATGGCCGAATCGTGCTCAGGTCATTGCCCAAACTGAGACGACTCGAGCCTACGGCGCTGGCACTTTGGCTGCGGGACTTGAGCAGAGTCGAGTTACTGGTCGTTTACTGCGAAAACGCTGGGACACTGAACAAGATCAAAGAGTCAGGAGTTCTCACCGTGAGGTTGATGGGCAGATACGTGATCTTGGTATGCCGTTCTATGTAGACGGCTTCCCTCTTCAGTTCCCTGGTGATCCAATAGGACCACCAGAGTCGGTCATCAACTGCCGATGCGACCTAGTGATTCTGAACGAGGAGGGGTAATGGTCGACCCGAGTCCTAGGGGAATGCCCCTCCAGCTTCAGCGGTACTGGCTCGCCGGTAAAGGTGCCGCAAAAATTCGCTGGAACATGCCCGGCGACTTCCTCCGGTGCGTCCGCCAGCTCACCAAATACTTCCCCAAGGACCCCAAGGGGCTGTGCAACATCCTGCACACCAAGGCCACCGGTGGCCCACCCGGACATGGATCCCTGGAGCACGCCCTTACCGCCTCCATGGTGGACGGATACGAGGACCTGGAAGCGCTCACCGCCGCTCAGGCCCTCCTGGACCGGCAGCCGAAGATGGGCAAGTACGCCTGGGCCGGTCCCCTGGCCCCCATCGGTCGTCCCACCGGTGAACCCCGCCGGACCCGGATCTTCGAGCCAGGAGCACTCAGTCACCGCGTCCTACCCCTGCCTCTGGATTCCCGGTTCCTACAGGGTGACGGACACAACGGCGCCATGACCACGGCCCGGATCCTCGGGATCACCTACGGCCCCGATCACAAGGGCCTGGACTTCTCCTGGGGCTGGGGTGACTACCTGGACGAGGACATCGTTCCCGAGGCGAGGCGGGCTCGGCACCTAGCCGAGATGGGTGTCTCGGGGCCCAGTGTGGACCCTGGTGGACGGGTGAATGCCACTGTGAACCCGGAGACCGGGTTCGAGCACATGCTCAAGTTCGTTATCGGGGGCGCCACCATGGTGTCTATCCCGGCCTTCGCCGCACTGCGTCAGATGGTGTTTACCACTGACGGTGACTGGCCCGATGATGACCCGGACATGGCCATGGATATGGCCATGGATATGCCCATGGACAAGGACTGTGGCTGCGGTGACGGTGCCCCAGTTCCGGTGAAGGCCACGGGCTACACCAGCGACGAGGGTGACGTTTTCGTCGTTAATGCCAGCGGCTGGCGAGGGCTACCGCTGGCCCCTCGTGACGCCGTGTTCGACAATGATGACGCGGTCAAGCGCATCACGGCCTGGGCTAATGGTGGCCAGGACGTGGAGAAGATGCGCCGGGCGTTCATGTACTACGACTCCACCGCGTCCCCCAACGACCCCACGTCGTACCGGCTGCCGCTGGGGGATGTCATCAATGGACGACTGACGCTGATCTTCCACGCCATCTATGCGGCTGCCGCTCTCATCTCGGGTGCCCATGGCGGGTTGCCCAATGTGCCCGAGCCAGAAGTGGCAAAGATCCGTAATGTGATCTCTGACATTTATCCCGAGATGGCCACAGCGTTCAATGATCAAAGTATCCGAGCCCCGTGGGATCGCTCGGCACAGGAAGGGGTGCAACTCTCCATGGATGAGTACGCAAGTGATACGGCTCAGCCGTACGGGGACGTTGCCTACGCCGACCCAGGGTATCGAGACAACAAGAAGCGCTACCCGATTAATACTCCCGAGCATATCCGAGCAGCGTGGTCCTACATCAACCAGTCGGATAACGCTTCCTTTTACAAGCCGGAACAGTTGAAACTGATCAAGGCTCGGATTATGGCGGCAGCCAAGAAGCATGGCGTCGAGATCTCGGAGGGATCCATGACCGCCAGCATGACCGACGACGGCTACATGTTGACCCCGCCTCGGGAATGGTTCGAAGACCCGCACCTGCCCAAGGGATTCAAGCTCAGCGTCGACGCTGATGGCCGGGTCAAGGGCCGGTTGGCTGAATGGGGCGTCTGTCACCGGGATGTGGCCATGCGGGAGTGTGTCCTAGCCCCACGTTCTCGGCAGGGATATGCGCCCTTCCACCTTGGTGAGGTGGTCACGGCCGAAGGTGACGTCCTGTCCGTGGGCAAGATCGTCATGGACACTCGCCACGCTGACATCAACCTCGGGTACGCCTCGGCTGCCTTGCACTACGACAACACCGGTGACGAAGTCGCTGTAGTCCGAGCTGGTGAGGATGAGTACGGCATCTGGGTAGCCGGTGCCGTGGTACCAGAGGCCACGCCTCGTAAGGTGGCCAAGCTTCGCCGGTCTCCACTGTCGGGTGACTGGCGTCGCGAGAAGGGCAGCCTGGAACTCACTGCTGCTCTGGCCGTGAACGCTCCTGCGTTTCCGGTGTACTCCATTGAAGGTGATGAGCAGCTGGCCCTGGTGGCTGCGGGCTCGGTCTGGATTGAAGACATGGATGAAGAGTTTGTGCCCCCGTCCGGGATCGTGGAGGCCATCACCGCGAGTGTGACCGCTCAGCTTGACGAAGAGGACCGAGACGAGCTAGCTGCCCGGTTGCAGGACATCCTTGAGGATGAAGAGATTTTCGAACAGCGTGAGCGATCAAAGCGCCTGGAGCACATGTTCGCCATGGATGCGGCCGTTGCTCCCGCACCCGCTGCTCCGGTAGCTGCTCCAGCACCTGGTGTCCCTGCTCCAGGTGCCGTACCGACACCGGGTCAGGTGGACACCACACAGCAGCAGGCCAACGACCCCCAGGGCCTGCTCAATGACCAGAACATTGACGACTCTGAGATTGAAGCTTGGCAGATGGCCGCCATGGGCGATTCGCGAATGTCCATTGTGGCCGAGCCAGGTGCTGGCACCGCTGACCAACAGCCAGTGGCAACGGAGTAATCCATGGCCGGTGTCGGTGGGGCGTGGGGCTCGCGGGAGGAGTTTCTTCACCCGCGAGACCGGCATGGCCGTTTCCGTACCAAGTGGAAGATGGCCGAAGGTGTCGCCGATGCCATCAGCAACTTCCTGGATCGGTTCAATCCTCGTACGTTCCAGTCCGACAACCAGTCGTCACAGTATCTGTTCAACCGAGCCAAGCCCGACAGGTTCGGTGGCGGCGCCGGCTACTCCCGCCTGCACTCTGACTTCGATGAGACCAACACCCACCTTCGCTCCGGTGACATAGACGAACCCACCAAGAAGTTCGTCAAGATGATGGACGACAGTTCCGTCACCACCACCGAAGACCTGATCTTCAGTCGCACCATGGGAGCTGACTCATTCGGGCTTACCCCCGAAACCCTAGGCCAGGACGAGGGGGGCATCGAAGACTTCACTAGTCGGCTGATGGGGGACCGTGGCTATACCGCTGCGGTCATTGGTACGCCCATGGGACATGGGCCCGGCAAGGTCACCATGTCCGTAGCTGTGCCCAAGGGAACGAAGGTCATCATCCCGGCCCGGTCCCAGACTGACCGAGGTGTCTTCTTCGACAAGGACCAGGAATTCCGTATCACCAAGGTGACCTCGGACGGTCGCGGCGGCTTCTACATGATGGCCATAGCCACGCCCCGTACGCCTGGTGAGACCCCGGAACCTATTGACCGTGGGCCTCGTGGTGTAGGGCTGACCCCGCAGCAGCGTGAGGCTGGGATCCTGCGCGGGGAGCAGATCACTGCCAAGCGGATGAAGCAGGGGGAGCAGCCCCCGGCTGGTGCTACGTCGCCGATTACGCCGCACCAGAACTCGCCCACCGGCCCCGTAGACACGGGGGCTGGTGGACCACCGCCGCGCAATGAGCCCATCCATGCCCCGTCCATTGGGGCCGGTGGTACCCCGCCTCCGTCAGAGGTGGTGCCGGGACAGACTCCGACACCGGAGACCCCGCAGACCCCCGCGCCAGCACCGGACTTCCGGCAAATTGTTCGTGATTCTGGCCTTGAGTGGCCCTCATCTGGTGGTAGACGGAGGGAATTTAACAACGCCTATCTAGGAGTGGCGTCTGGGAAAAAGGACCCGGGGGACATGCTCCGGGAACTTGAAGCGGACATTAGGCGCAACAAGGCTGAGCTGGATTCACCGCCGCCACATGGACTCGATGTAAACGGTGAGTCCATGCGAAGCCGAGCGCAGGGCGGACGAGAAAACCTGGCTGGAGATATCAAGTCCCAGGAGCAGCTTGCTGACCTGATCTCCAGCACCTACAACGTCCCCCGACAGAAGCCAGAGGCGCCACCGGTAAAGAAGGCTGCCCCGAGCAAGGTCACGCCCATTGCTGAGGCTCCCGGTGAAAAGCATCGAGGTATCCCCGGTGAGGCTGGGACCCGGCAGGTCACCAACCTGGAAGCTCGGCGGGCAGCGAAGGCTGTCCAGGCACCACGGGCACCGCAGCGGGAGGAGCCGACTCCGCCTCCGGCAAAGAAGGCTGCCCCAGAGCTGGCCAAGGTCCTACCGATCAAGAAGGCTGCCCCGGAGGCGCCCGCTGAGCCGTCCTCGATGGAGGGCCGGGTCCGGCCTGGTGGTCAGATCCCTCTCGGCAAGATCGCCAAGGGCGACCGGGTCTATGTCGAGCAGCGTGACGGTAAATGGCACCCTACTACCCGTAAGACTGGGTCCACGGTCATTACCGTGGACGAACGGGTGCCGGTGTCCGCAACCCGTCGCCGAGTTTCTGGTCGCAGTACAAGCCGCAGCACCATCGTTGGTCACGATGACCAGGGCAACGTCATCCGGGTTGACGGTAACGAGTCAGGATATCCCGGTATCCAAACCTTCAAGGCAGAGGTGCCTTCACCAGCCAAGAAGACTGCTCCATCTGCTCCTGCCGCCAAGAAGGCCGTCCCTTCGGTTCCAGAGGTTGCCAAGAAAGCCCTGCCCCGTAAAGGCACCCTGGCTGACGCTAAGCGAGAAGCCGCTCTTTCAGCCTTTTTCAAGAACGACATGTCAGGTGAGGATAAGGGGGGGAAGTTTCGCTTTATCAGGAACCTGTTCCGTGAAGGAAATATCAGTGTCTCCGATGCTCAGCGCGAAGCAAGTGATGAGGCCAAGCACTGGCGACGGGAAAATACCAGATTCATTGATGCTGGAGACGGGGCCAAGGCTGATGAGGCTGAGAGGCTTGCGAATAAGTACGAGAAGCTAGCCTCTGATCTTCAGACCTCGCAGAGTGTCGTTTCCACAGACAAGATCCGTCAAGAGGCCAAGAAGGCTGCCCCGGCTGCGCCCACTCCGGAGCCAGGCACTGCTCCCGACATCGACAAGATGACCAAGGCCGAACTCCTGGCCCATGCCGGTGAGCAGGGAATTACGGCTCGCCAGTCCTGGACCAAGGACAAGATCAAGGAAGCAATCCGTGGTGGCGGTGCACCCAGTGCACCCGCTAAGGCAACTGCGCCAGTTGCTCCAGCTAGCCCTTCGGAGCCCACCAACGAGGACTTGATCAAGAACCTTTTCAACGGGAAAAAGCCCACGGTCGCCAACCTTCGCCAGTTCATGGAGGACCGGCGAGTTGGTGAGGGTCAAGACACCAAGAAGATGACCCGTCGTGAGCTGATCGAGACCATTCTCAGTGAGGCAGGCACGCGCCGGGGACGTGGTTCAGAGTTCAACCGACCGACACCTTCTCCAGCGACTAAGCCCGCTGAACCCAATGCCCCGGCCGCCCAGAAGGTTATCCAGGCCCCTGATCGCAGGGAAGCATTTGACCGGGCTTGGGCCAAGGCTGGTCCTGTCGCTGACCTTCCTGACTCTGCTGCTGGGCGCTCTATCGCCGAGGTTCGCGATGACGTCTCCAGCGGCAAGATCACTCCAGATGAAGGAATACGTCGCCTAGAGAACGATATCGACCTCAATAAGAGTGACCTGGCTGAGGTTGAACAGGGTCTGCGTGGGGACCTGGATCCGGCTGAGCGAAGCCGGCTCATGGACGAGCGGGACAAACTCCGTAGTGCCGTAACGGCACAGGAAAATGCCTCAAAGTTCATGCGTGGCCATTTCCGTAAGGCTCCCGCAGTCACGCCCAAGGAAGTTGAGGTACAGCTCGACCCCGAGGCTAAGAAACTTGTCGACAGTGCCAGCCCCAATGACATCCGGGAGGCGGCCAAGGTCGGTGGGTTCGGGGAACTGAAGGGCGAGAACAAGGACGAACTGCTCCAGGACCTGGTCAAGAAGATTGCTGGGAAGGAGCTAGCCTCCCGAGCTGCCAAGAAAGCTGCCCCGAAGAAACTGGCCCCGGCACCCCTGGTCACCAAGAAGTCTGGAGATCCTGACTACGTCGATGCTCGGGCCATTGCTGAGGGCCTGGACATGGACGAGTCGGATAACAAGATGTTGAAGCATGTTCAAGACATGCTCGACGGGACCGGCGGGGAGAAGGTCCACACCCCAGCTGCCGCTGGGCGTGCACTTCACGACATGAACAACGGTATGGGCTCCCCATCCTGGGAGCGCGTCATTCACCACCAGATCACCCTGGAGAAGCTCCAGGATCAGGTTGCGGGAAAGACGCCTTCTCCCTTTAGCAAGGAGGAGCTTCGGCAGCAGCTTAAAGAGGCCGAAGCCAGGGATGCGCGCCTTGGGGCTCAGAGTGAACGCTGGAAGGCGCTAGCTGACCGTCTCATGAAGACACGCCGTCGCCCTGCCCGTGGCCCCGAAGCGGCCGGAACCGTACGTGCAGAGGGCTACTCTCCCTCCGCTAATACTCAGGTACGGGTGGTGGCTGACGGTAAGGGTGGCTACATAGGCGAACGGCAGAGTCGCTCCACGGGTGCATGGAGGGATGACCCATCTCTTGGCACTGGCAACACCCCCAAGGACATCACCTCCCGCTTCCCCAGGATGCAATGGAGAGCTAAGGCTGCAACCAACGAGCCTGAGAAGCCGAAGCTCACCACGGAGGAGAAGAAGGTTACCGCCCAGGCGGCTGAGGTGCTGGGCGTACCCAAGGAGCAGCTACAGAGCCGCGCCCTGGCCAAGAAGGTGGCCGCTGCACCGCCACCCGAGGCTGCCAAGAGTGCCGTGGAACAGCTCTCGAAGATGGACTCCATGGAGGAGGGGCACGCCTTCCTCAAGAACCGGACAAAGGCCGAGCTACAGGAGATTGCCAAGGCGAGCAATGCACCGGTGGAGAGTAAAGACACCAAAGAGAAATTGATCGAAAGAATTGTCGGTCTCAACATCGGTTCCCGGTTGAGGTTCGAAGAGTTCAGGCAGGCCAGGGAAGGCTCCACCTTCAGGGGAGACACCACCGACGCTCCGAAGGCGACGGAGGGGCCTGTAGCTCAAGTACTGTCCCGCATCAATGCCGTGGACGCCGACAACGTTCCGGTGATGAACCGCAACGAGGTGCGGGACCTACTGACTCCATTGAACAAGACCCAGCTTACCGAGATCGCCAAGACATACAGCATCCCTGGCGTGAACAAGAAAACGATGCCTGAGTTGCGACGGGAAATTGCTGAGGCTTCGGTGGGGAGGCGCTTGGACTCTATCGCCGTACGAGGATTCACGGGTCCCCGGCCGGATCAACCAGGATCCCGCCCCCTGGCGAACATGAGTCCGGCTGAGCTGGCCGACCTCGAATCCGAGCTTGGCATCAAGCGCACGAGCTTGGATAGGGCAGATCGCATCGCTGCGATCAAGGCAGCCCAAGCTGAGAAGAGTACTCAGGCATCGATCCCTAAGTCCTTGCCGTCGTCCGGTCGTAAGTGGAACTGGGAGACGATCCAGAAAGATGGCGGGACCATGCACGGCGACTCGGCCAGCATGGGGCTTGCCCAGAAGCTCCGCAAGGCTGGTCGAGAAGATGCCGCTCAGTATGTGGCCGATATGCGGTTCCACATCAGTAATAACTATGGGGAACACGACGCTGCCGATGTTGAAAAGATGGTAACCGACCTTAAGAAGATGAGGGACGCGGAGCCGGACCCGAATCTTAAGCGGGCGTACGAGAGGGCGCTAGAGGACATTGACGCTCCGCAGTCTGCCGCGCCGAAGATCCCTGAGTCGACCCCAGACTCGCTCAAGAAGATAATGAGCGAGTTGAACCAGATCCCGGTGGCTCGCAGAACCGGACATTTCGCTGGAACAGTGAAGGAAGTTTCCGCAGTTGATCGACTGGCTGAATTCATTCGAAAAGTTGAAGCAGGAGACGTTGACAGGATCGGATCCGTAGAGTCCGAGATCCGTAGAATTCTGCGCTCATTCCACGAAAGCGTTGATGGGGCGTATCAGATGTGGCGACTGGAAAAACTTGTCAACGGCAAAGAAGTCCTGGCCTGGGCGCTGAGTAATCGCCCAAAGACGTAGTTGGAGGTAGTGATGTGTGGTTGTAACCAGGGCAGTACCCCCGCCCCTGAGCCGAGCTACGAGGTACGCCTACCGAACGGGCAAACGAAGACCGTGCAGGGTGAGCATGCGGCCAAGGTCGAGGTCACCATTGCCGGCGGTGGGACTTATTCTCTCGTCCGTTAGTTGACGATGCGCACCCGTTGATCTACGATCCACCTAGATTGACGGGTGCTGTGTTTTTGGGCCAGACCTGACCGGTGGCTGTCGCTGTGGGCCTGCACCGGGAGACGCTAACCACGTATCCCGAGAGGGTGCCACACCATGACATTCCAGATTCCTGAGAAGCTCGACCAGTTTTCTGTCTCCGCACTGGAGGATTTCCTCCGGGTAGCCAAGGACGAATTCTCTACCCTCAAGGGCTCGGTTGACCTGCATACGGTCACCACCGACCAGCTTGAGCGCCTGGAGGAGCTTCAGGAGTTCACCCGCATCACGGTCCCGGAAGAGATCAAGCGGCGCAAGGAGATCGAGGACCGCTATACGGCGGCCACCTCGGAGGACGAGCCGCCGGTTGACACCCCACCGGCCACCGAGGACACCCTCACCGCCTCCACCACTGCACCGACTGAGGTCATCAACGTCCGCGTCTCTGACATCGTCGACCAGGTCCCGGCCCCGGTCATCCGGATCGCTGAGCGCCCTCGTTACTCGACGCTTGTTGCCGCCGCTGGCGTCCCCAACTATGAAGCCGGCCAGGAACTGCCGGACATGCTGGACGTGGCCAAGGCGTTCATTGCCCGTTCTGCCGGTCACGTAGGGCTGGCCCGGCGAGGTGTCCGGGTCGAGGAACCCCAGGCGTACCCGGTCGCTCAGCTGGTCCGTAACTACCCAGACGAGTTCAGCGTCAACGGTGACGAGACCGACTACAACAAGCTGCTCAAGGTCGCTGACGAGACCCGTCTACCTGGTGGATCCCTGCTTCGCTCAGTGGAGACCCGGTACAAGCAGATCCAGGAGGAGCACCCGGAGCGGGACGCCCTGGTTGCCGCCCAGGGCTGGTGTGCCCCGTCGGAGACGGACTACGACATCTGTCTCCAGATCACCACGGATGGCATGTACGACGCTCCCGAGGTCCAGGCCCGTCGTGGTGGTATCCGGCACAACACCGGTATCGAGTTCGACTCCATCTTCGGTGGCGGTAACTGTGCCAGCCCCAGTGGGTTCTTCGACCTCACTGAGGCCCAGGTGGCAGCCGGGACGATCAAGACGTGTCTCGAGATCCCCTGCCCCGACTTCATTGACACCCGTCTCGGTGTTACTGGTCTCTGCCTCACCGGCAACATCCTGGCCATCCGTGGCTACCCGGAGTTCACGGCCACCTTCACCCGTGGCGCCCTGGCGGCCTCGGCTCACCAGATCAACCGTGAGCAGATCGCGGATGTTGTGGCCGGCTCCACTGCGGTCACCTTGACCGGCTTCGCACCGTGGGCCACCGACCTATCGGTAGTCAGCCAGGTCTTCAGTGCCGTGGAAATGGCCATCGTCGACATCAAGTACCGCCTGCGGATGCAGCGCAGTGCCACGCTCGAGGTGGTCATGCCGTGGTGGATCCTGGCCCAGATGCGGGCGGACTGGATCCGGCGCAACGCCACCGGTAGCGGCCCCGAGGCCCTCACCTTGGCCGACAGTGCCATCACGGCCGCCTTCACGGCCCGTGGTGCTCGGGTCCAGTACGTCTACGACTGGCAGGACGCCTTCGCCACCTGTGCTGCCTCCGGTACCCCCGGTGCAGACACCCCGATCACGGAACTGCCGACCAGCCTCCAGTTCCTGGTCTACCCGGCCGGTACCTGGATCCGGGCAGTCAACGACGTCATCACGTTGAACTCGGTCTACGACTCGACCAAGTTGGCCACCAACCAGGTCACCCACCTGTTCACCGAAACAGGGTGGGCCATGATCCGGATGTGTCCGCTCAGCCGGGTCTACACGGTTCCGATCTGCCCCAACGGTAAGACCGGACTCCAGCGGGATGTGACCTGCTAAGTGGTTCCTGGGGGGCTGGGATAACCAGCCCCCTTCGCCACTAGGCAGGAAGGAGGCCCGCACATGGCGATCGTGAACGCCCCCGAATTCATCGCAACCCCAGCGCCGCCACCGAGACCGTACGGCATCTTTGATGTGGCATTGGGGCCTATGCCATTCCCGGTGCCGGCCTCGCAAGCTGGTGGCGTCCTCTACGTACCGGATACGTGTAACAACGACGTTTTCCTGTATGCCATGAACTGCCCACCGGTCAGCGGTTCCAAGACATTCTCCACTAACGAGTTCCCGGTGAGCGGTTCCCCGTTCGCCGTCATCACTTCGTACACCTGTGGTGCCCTCGGCTACAGCTTCGAAGAGGTTGAGCAAAAGGTTCGTACCCGGATGTCGTTGCGGGAGCAGCGAGCGGTAGAGCGTCGGATCTGGCAAGGATCACCCGCTGGCGGCATTGGCGGTATCCCTGGCCTGTTCCGTAACGCTGTCGACCTGGGTCCGTCCAGCTGTGTCACCGAGGCCATCGAGGTTCTGGAGCAGGCCCTCGCTGACAATGGCGTCATCGGGGGCATCATCCATGCCCGACCAGGGCTCACCGCTCATCTCCAGACCAGTTTCCTTATCTATGAGGGGCCGGGACGGGTGAAGCGGACGGTCCTCAACACCCCGTACGTGTTCGGCCAGGGGTACGACGGCAGTGGTCCTACGGGGCAGCCGGCGGACACCAACGTGGAGTGGATGTATGCCTCCGGCCGAGTAGTCATTTGGCAGTCGGAGGTTGAGGTTCCGGATCCTCGTCAGACATTCAATCGGGCCACCAACCAGCAGATGCTGTTGGCTGAACGGATCTATGCCGTGGCGATTGAGTGTGGTGTGTGGGCCACTCAAGTGACCAGAAACTGTACGACAGCCGGGAGCACGTAATGATCTACGTGCTGAACAACAACAGCGAGATCAAGATTTTCCTTGATCTCGCTGAGGACCCACGCCATGACGTGAAAACGACGATGGAACCTGGTCGTCTGGCAGTCGATGTCCCTGACTACCTCTACGAGCGGTTCCAGCAGTACCAGTCCCTTAAGTCTTCGTCGCCTATAGAGCCGAAGAAGAGTGGGAGCAGGAAATGACTTCGGTATGTTACACCCCGTTCAAGATTCCTAAGATCCGGGCGACGCTGCTCAACTCGTGTGGGCTCCCGGTAACCGGGTGTTCCACCGTAGTCTCGGACGGAATCATCTCGGTCGCCATGACCGCTGAATATGAGGCCCGCCAGGAGTTCTTCGTCAAGAACGGTGACGGCGTCTTCTGTGTCAAGGAGACCAACCCACCGGTCCTGAAGTGGATCAACCTGGTCATCACGTTGTGCAACGTGGACCCAGAGCTGATCAACATCATGACCGCTGAGCCCATGGTTGCCAACGACGCAGCGTCGCCGGTCAACACTGGTTTCTCCACTCAAGAAGGTACGGCCGCCAACGCCAACTTCGCCCTGGAAGGATGGACCCGGATCTCCGGCTCCGGTGTTCCCTGCTCCGGTGGCCAGGAATACGGATACGTCTTATTTCCCTGGATTATCGAGGGAACTGTTGGTGACCTGACCTTGGAAAATGGTGCCGCCAGCTTCGTCGTGAACGCCAGGACACGAAGCAATTCCCCGTGGGGCCTGGGTCCATACTTCGTGGACTACTCGGACAACCCAGCCGGGAGCACTACCAACATCCCGCTGCTGACACCGATCCTGTCCACCCAACACAAGCGGATGTTCCTCACTCGTAAGCCTCCACCCACGGCGGCCTGTGGCTGTATCACGCTGAGCAGCTTGACGCCGAGTGGGCCACTGTAACCGTTGAGGTAAGGGGTCTAATCTGAGACGGAGGTGGTGTTCATGGCAACGTTAACCGTGTTCACTACCTCCGTTCCCGGAATGCCCTGCAACTGGACAGTAGACACCGGGTGCTGTGACGAGTGGGCCACCTACAGCACGGAACTACAGACGGCTGCTGCTGAATATGGCGCCCTGGTTACCTGGGCTGCCACCGGTCGCCGGTTCGGTGCCTGTAGGAGAACCGTGAGACCGTGCCAAGTCTCCTGCGACGATTGTGTAGCTGGGTACTTCTGGTCCGAGGGCACCTGGCTGCCCTACATCATGAATGGGGCCTGGCGGAACTGCTCCTGCCCTAACAGCAGCGGCGGCTGTATGGGCTGCCGGGCCTCCTGCCAGATCTACCTCACCCCACCGGTGTCCGGGATCGTGGAGGTCCGGTTCAGTGGCTCGGGGGTCGTTGATCCCAGCACGTACCGAGTAGACAATTGGCAGTGGCTGGTGCGCCAAGGGCCAGCAGTTGTGGGATCAGGGACCACCGACTGCTGGCCCACCACCAACGACTACAACGTCCCCGTCACTGGCCCCCTGGCTCCCACCGACGACTCGGCGTGGGAGGTCACGTACCTGTGGGGGCTACCGGTCCCTTCGGTACTACAGCGGGCGGCCGGTGAGCTGGCCTGCGAGTGGGCCAGGAGCTGCACTGGGGCAGCCTGTCGACTCCCACAGCGGGTTACCTCCATATCCCGGCAGGGTGTCAACGTCACCCTGGCCGACGTGGATCAGCTCCTGGATAA